GACTAAAGAAGATAAAGTTGATGCAGCAGATAATAAAGATTCTTTAGAACCTGAAGCTAAACCAATTAAGAAGCCTAAGGTTTCTCCAACATCTGTTTCTATTAAAGATTCAAATGGTAAAACAATTTCGTTAACGTTCAAAGAAATGTTAGATAAAGTATCAACAGAGGAAGAATTGCTTGAGAGTCCCCAACAAGAAATTCCAATGATGATGAAACAACTACATTTTATTTGCTATGCTTCTCAGGAAATTGAAGAGTACCTCGGTTCAGGAACAGATCCTGAAGAGTGGTGGCAAAATAAATTAGCAGAAGTATTCTCAAATGTTAAATCATTATATGCATACGCAAAAGGCGATGCAATGGTCAGCGGTAAGCCATTAGGTGCAGCAAAGATATTTGCTAAAGCTGGTTACGGAGAAGCATTCGAAGCAGGTAGTTTTGATTTGGAAGATGCAACTTCAATTAATATTAAAGAAGAAGATGCAAATTTATTAAACAAAATGTTTGACGAATTAACAGAAGACAATACAAAAGAAATGTATAAAGTATTAGTTAGTAATGAGGCAGGCTTTAACGAGATCCTCAATTTCGCTAAGGAGAACATGTAATGCCAAGTATAGTTAAAGTAAAAGGAACCGAGGCCGGAGTTACTACTGCAAGTACAGTAGGTGATGCATCATTAGTCAGATGTTTTAACGCAACAAGTAATGGTATTCTCGTAACTCAAAAAGATAGTGGTTCAAACACAATCGGTACAGTTACCGTTGGGTCAGGCGTAACCTTTATTAAAAAGGATCCTACAGATACTCTAACAGCAGCAAGCAGTGTACTTATGGTCGGTGTTGCTCATTATACCTAATTAATATAAATAATTTTTAATAGGAAACGATTATGAATTTAATAACAGAAACAGTTGAAGATTTAGAAGTAATTACCGAGGCAGCGGCCGACGGTAAGAAAAGTTACTTTATAGAAGGAATCTTCATGCAAGGCGATTTAAAAAATCGCAACGGAAGAATTTATCCAAGCACAACTTTAGAGAACGAGATGAATCGTTATCAAAAAGAGTTCATTGAAACTAAACGTGCTCTTGGAGAATTAGGTCATCCTGATGGTCCTCAGATCAACGGGGATCGTGTTTCACATCTAATTACTGAGATGAGACGCGATAAAAATGATTTCTACGGTAAGGCCAAAATCTTATCAACCCCTATGGGAGAAATTGTTAAAAGCCTACTAGATGAAGGCGTTAAGATCGGTGTTTCGACACGTGGTCTTGGTTCAGTCAAGGCAGGTAGAGACGGAGTCATGGAAGTTCAAAAGGATTTTCATCTATCTACTGTTGATATTGTTACTGACCCTTCTGCACCAAATGCGTTCGTAAATGGAATCATGGAGAACGTGGAGTATTACTACGATATTGCTTCTGGAAATTGGAAAGCCACTGAAATGGTTGAAGAAATCCAGCAGAAGGTAGAAAAACAATATAGGACTGTAATAAAGACAATTGACGAAGTAGCGGCGGCAAAGATGTTTGAATCATTTGTCCGTTCTTTGAAAAATTAAATTTTTATAAATAAAACAGTCAAGTTTATTATAAATTAATATTTGTATAGAATAACAAATTAAAGGAGAAAAATAATGGCAGACGAAAAAAATAAAATCGTTGCTGATGATGGAGTCTCTAGTGTTCCAACACCTGTTACACCTGAAGGTGGAGAAGGCAAAAAGGACAAACTAAAGAAGACCACAACTGATGAGCCTAAAGGAGCTGTCGACCCTAAGAAAGTAACACCAGAACAAGGTGATGCTGGAAAGCCGGTCCCAACTGCTGAAGAAACTGAAGTAGAAGTAGAAGAAGAAGTAGAAACAGTCGAAGAGATTGTTGTTGAATCTTCTATTGAGTCAATCATCGAAGGCGAAGATTTATCAGAAGACTTTAAAGCTAAAATGACTTTAGTATTTGAAGCTGCAGTAAACGAACAAGTAATCCAAAAAGAAGAAGCTTTACGCGAAGAGCTAACTAAATCTTTGGACGAGTCTTTAGAAGAAGCAGTAACTAGTAAATTAGATACTATTTCCGAAAATGTAGACAAGTACTTAGATTACGTAGTAACTGAGTGGATGGCTGAAAATGAAATCGCAATCGAATCTGGAATTAAGGTTGAGATGGCGGAATCATTAATGTCTGGATTAAAGAACTTATTTGTTGAACATAATGTTAGCGTTTCAGAAGAAACTGTTGATGTTGTGGAAAACTTAGAAGGACAAGTATCAGAATTGGAAAGCAAAGCAAATGATTTAGTAGCCGAGAACATCGACCTACAAAAAGAAGTTGCTTCTTACAAAGCTGGTAAAGTATTTGACGAACTATCAGAAGGCTTATCTGAAAATCAGGTTGAGCGTTTGAAAGTATTGTCAGAAAAACTTGATATTGAAGATGTCGCTGGTTATACAGAGAATCTTACAGTAATTAAGGAGTCATTCTTCAGTGACAAACCTCTAGTTGAAAATAGAGATGTACAAGAAGAAAGTGACGAAATTATTCTAGAGGAACAGGAAGTTGTTAAACCATCTTCTGATTACAGCTCTATTAATGCTCTTGTTGATGCTTTCAACACAAGAAAATAAAGAATAGTTAATTAATTTTAAATTAAACTTTAATAAAAATAGGAGAATCCAAAATGGATAACTATCAAAGACTTGTGGAAAAGTGGGAGCCAATTCTGGCACATGACTCTTTTTCACCAATCACTGATTCTCATAGAAAAGCAGTAACAGCTACTATTCTTGAGAACACAGAAAAAGCACTTATGGAAACTGGTGATTTATCTGCTAACATGACAAGCTTGCTTTCAGAAGCACCTGCTAACGACGCCGGAACTGGTGGATTTAGTGGTGGTTCAACTGCAACTGGTCCTACTGCAGGTTACGACCCAATTCTTATCTCATTGGTAAGACGTGCTGTACCTAACTTAATCGCATATGACATCTGTGGTGTTCAGCCGATGACTGGTCCTACAGGACTTATCTTCGCAATGCGTTCAACTTATGGTTCACAAGCCGGCGCAGAGGCACTATTCAACGAAGCTGATACAGACTTCGGTGGAGCAGGTACTCACGCTAATACACTACCTAATGCTAATACTGCGTTGATCACAACTGGTACTGGTATGGACACTGGAGCTGCTGAAGCCCTAGGCGATGGTGGTGGAACTAACTATGCTGAAATGGCCTTCTCAATCGAGAAAGTAACTGTTTCTGCTAAGACTCGTGCTCTAAAAGCTGAGTACACAACTGAGCTTGCTCATGATCTTAAAGCTGTTCACGGCCTAGACGCTGAGACAGAACTTGCTAACATTCTTCAAACTGAAATCTTAACTGAGATCAACCGTGAAGTTGTTAGAACCATTTATTCTACTTCTGTAGAAGGTGCTGCTGGAACTGCAGCTGCTGGCGTATTTGACTTAGATGTTGACGCTAACGGCCGTTGGTCAGTAGAGAAGTTCAAAGGCTTGATGTTCCAAATCGAGCAAGAAGCTAATGCTATCGCTAAAGATACAAGACGTGGAAAAGGTAACGTTGTTATCTGTTCTTCAGATGTAGCTTCTGCTTTACAAATGGCTGGTGTACTTGACTACACTCCTGCTCTTAACTCTAACAACTTAGAAGTTGATGATACTGGTAATACTTTTGCTGGTGTTCTTAATGGACGTTTCAGAGTATATGTTGATCCATTCGCAGGCGGCAACTACTTAGTAGTTGGTTATAAGGGTTCATCTGCATTTGATGCAGGTTTATTCTACTGCCCATACGTACCATTACAAATGGTTCGTGCGGTTGGTGAAAATAGCTTCCAACCAAAAATTGGTTTTAAAACTCGTTACGGTATGGTTGCTAATCCTTTTGCTCAAGGAGCCACTCAAGGTTCTGGTGCATTGACTCAGGATACCAACAAGTATTACAGAAAAGTAAGAATCTCTAACTTATTCTAATACTAAGAGTTTAGGTCAACTAAACCATAATTAAAAGTTCTTCGGAACATTTGGGCAACCCTTCGGGGTTG